GAATTTAAAACGCCTGTTGTTGGCATAATGGAATTTATTTAGAACGTGAAAAGGATTTGGGCGGTGTAGGCATTGTTATTTCGTCAGCGATTGACGGCTCGAACGTTTCAAGGGCAGCGGCTTGTTCTACTGTCAAGGGCGTGCAAGCGTTATCCGCTCACGCGTTTTTTCGACAAAGTGTAAAGTCTGCAATCGGTTTTATTATACCCTGCTCTAACAGTGCCTTTGCATCTGCACCTAAACGAACGCAATAGCCAGGTAAATAAACTTTCCCGCCGGCTGACTGATCTACCCATTGTTTGATAAATTGGTATCTGTCCATTATTTTTTTAATTGAATAGCGTTTAAGCGTTCTTGCATTTTAGCGACCTCAACGGCCAAATCTTTACGCTCTCGATCGCAATTAACCAAAAGCGCGTTTAGGTCTTCAATTTTGGATTCCAACTTTTTTTCGGTCGATCCCCACATATTGAAAAAGAACCAAGTAGAGCCAACGAAAAAAATAACCGAAAGTCCTTGGTCTTTGAGTTTAGCCGCGAAGATGTCGTATAGTTGTTGCATTTGTTTATTTGGGTGTATGTCTTAAAATCTTTTTTTCGGTCGCTTAAAATTGTCCTCAATCCAAGTAAAGCAAACCATCCCGGCCATAAATCCAAAACCGGCAAACGTTCCAAAAAGTGCGTACTTTAAAAATTCAATCATCGCTTTACCACTGTTGCGGGCCGAATAACATAATCAGTCCCCAATGAATACCAGTTATTTCCATTTTGGAAATACTCAATAAAGCCTTCACTATCCCACTCCGTAAGGCGAAGGTAGCCAGGTGAATAGTAGGCCCGCTTCCAAGTGCCGGTGGCCTTTGTGAACGACCATTGTAAGCGATCTAAACCCTGCACTTTAACAACCCGAAAAAAGATAGTCGTTTGTTGGGTGTAACCTTTGAGTGCCCACGTTTGTAGGGTTAGTTTTTTTTGGCCAGTTGTATCGAACAAAATAACTCCGTAGGCGCTTTCTATTTGGTTGCCATCGCGGATCATCCCTCCAATTTCTGCCCGGTACTTTTGTACCACTCGCATATCTGCTACCCGCCTGCCTATTTCCTGCGCCGATAGCTGCCTAAGCGCTTGTACCTGCTGTACGGTGTCTGTGATGGGTACGTCTGTTTGCGTGCGCTTGCCTTGATCGTCAATTGTCAAGTGCGTAAGGTATAACCCCTGCGCGGTTGGCGTGATGAAGGTTGTATCTGTGATTATTGTTTGAGCGCTTGCGGTGAGCGCTGTTAGTAGCAAGGTGAATATTAGTGTATTTTTCATTTTCTTGTATGTTTTAGTTTAGTGAAGATCTACCCACGCGCCACCAGCGCGGACTTGCAGTTTATTGTCTGTTGTGTTGTAAATAACCAGCCCGTCGGCAGGTGTGGCTATTGCGTTGCGTTGTGTTGTGGTCATACGAGGGAATAGAACGCCCTGTGTAGTGCTTGCTACGTCTAGCGCTGCGGATGCGCTAGGTGTAGTTGTGCCTATAGCTAAAGCGCTTTGAAGGTAATTTAACGCAGTCCCTTGTCCATACAACCCCCAATTATTTGCGCCTCGTGGAATGTCCCAATGAACTGTTTGGTATTGCACTGCATTGGTTAGCGAAGGAACCAAACTCAAGCCGCGAGTAATCCCAGTACCACCAGCAGTTTGATTAATTTCAGAGCGAACATAAAACGCTGTACTTGTAGCATTTCCACCGTTCGGCGCAAATCGCTCTCTTATGTAAAAACAAAAATTATTGCCAGACGTTTGTGTGCTTTGTTCGCCTGTAAAGAAATATTTGCCAAATGGAGCGAGTTGGCTTGTTGTGTAATTGAAAAAAGTCAAATTTGTGCCACTCAAATCCTCGCTTGACCCCAAAGTAGATTGAGGGAAAAAAGTTGGGCTGTTGCCTCCGTTGTTTCCAAATCTAACAAAGCCATTGTCCTGAACCCTTAGCAAATTTTGATTGCTACTGTTTGTCACTCTAAACGACTCTCCAAATGTAGTACCAGAGCCAACAACATGAACCCGTGCCCCAGGATTACTCGTCCCAATTCCAACATTCCCATCATCACGAATCATTAGCGCGTTGTTATTCCCCGCGCTGTTGTGAAATTGCGCTGTCCAAGTGGAGGAGGTTGAGCCGGAGCCGACCACGTGAAGGCGGGCTGCTGGTGATGTTTGATTCAAACCTAAATCGCCAGACCCATTTAAACGAAGTAAAGTTGTTAGTGTAGTGCTACCTGCTGGGCCTCTTCTAAAATCAAAAACATCAGATGTGCCACCAAAAAAAAAGAGCCACGAAGGTATTGAAGTATCGTCTTGTGAAGCAGGGCTAAATATTTGGTAATTATGGGTAAAAAAAGCACCGCCAGTACCAGCGGTTAGACGAAAAATTGAATTTGCGCTACCGTCAATCCTAACACCGTTTTCCGCAGATCCTCCAATAAATCTACCGCCGCCATTAATATCCAAAATAAAAGATGGAGCTGCTCTTCTGATTCCGAGCCTACTGTTAATATTATCCCATACAAGGTTTGCATTACTTGATTGTGTTTGCGCCCCTGTCCAAAAAGCTACTCTACCGCTTGTTCCGCTGCCTGTCACGTCGCTTGCCGGATCGGTGTCAACCGTAACAGTTCCGCCTCCATTTGATAAAGTTAAAGTATTGGTTCCGGTCGATAGCGTTTGCAGTTCGTTGCTTACACTGCCATCTATCTCCGTACCTGTCACTGTAATAGTAGTACCCGCTGTACCTACCGTATTAATACCTGCGCCTGCAATAGTTACTGACCCTCCGGAGTTGCTTAAAGTAGCTGTGTTAGCTGCTACTGATAGCGTTTGCAGCTCATTGGTACTACTTGGATCTGCTGGAGTTTGATTTGACCAAACGCCCGTTACACTGTTATAAATTAGCGTTTGTCCGGTTGCCGGGCTTGTTAGTTGTACATCGTTTATTTGGTTTAGGTCTGGGAAGTGTGAAGGTCTGACAAATAAAGTTCCGTTGCTTGCCGCATTTAATACAATAGCAACAGGAACCTTTAAGTTAGGCGCTGTTGGTATTGTTTTGGTTAAGCACCCCGCAGTTGTAGCGCTACAATAAAGTACGTCACGATCTGCCCACGTTTCACCACAACTCGCGCCCGTTGTATTTAGACCGCGATCTTTGCCAAAGTGGTATACTAATCCATCGCTACCATTTGCAATGTCCTGAGCCGCTGTACCAAGTATATACTCGCTATTTACAGATCCATCTGCAATGGCTGGAGCGATTAAAATGCGGCCCGATGCGCCCAAAGTCCCAACTGCCATAACAACTGTGCCGCGTGTAATTGTGGAGCCTGTTTGGTTTTTGCAGTTGAAAAATACATCCTCAAAGACTTGGCCGGTAACGTTGCCCGAATTTATTACAACGTCTAAGGTTCCCTCCTGTGCGTTCCAACTAAGCCGGCCCGCGTCTAAGTCAGTGGTATCGCCTGTGCGAAATTGCAAGTAGTATAAACTGTCAAGAATGATGCTATCATTTTGTATCCGGATGCCTTCGCCCGCGTAATAGGTTGTCCCTTCGTTTATCCAAACCCAAGCGGAGCCAGTCCAGTAGTAAAGTTCCGGACCTGCACAATTATTAATAACAACCTTACTATCGCCTTTTGTGGGCGTGTAGGCCGGTGCGCTGCATCCTGCAATTTCCTCGATTGTGTTTCCTAAAAGCTGCCAACCGCCGGGCGTGTTGTAGTGATACCATTTGCCTGTTATGGTGTCAATAGCTACTCGCGAAGTGCGGGCAGGAGGCGTAAATGAAGGCGCGCCGTTGGTATAGCTGATACCGGCGCCGTATGCAATGTTATTTTGTGCGAATATTTGCGGTAAACTGCAAAAAAGCGCTGCAATTATTAATATATATCTCATCCAAATACAATTTTTAAAATTCCGTATGGTAGGCCGTAAAAATTATTGGCAGTCAAAAAGTAAAGATCGCCAACGTTCAAACCTGATGCGAGTGCGTCGGCATCCGAATCAAAAAAGCGTACTTTGATTGATGGAAGTGGGCCGTCAGGATTAACTATCATTATTCTATCATTTTAACGACCCCATAGGGAAGGCCGTAATAGTTATTGATTGATAAAAAGTAGAGGTCGCCCGATTGCATACCGGCCGCGAGCGCGTCGGCGTCGTGTGTGAAAAAACGACCGTACACGGGCAATGGCGGGCCAACTGCGTTTTGCCGATTGACGCGGATTGTATATTGTGCAATGTGGCAATGAAAGCCCGAATCGTTGTCATAAATTTGGCGGACTTGTTCGTATCTAATGCCGTCAATGCTTGTTAGTTCGAGCTGAAATGTGACATCACGCCGAAAAAAGTCTATTGCCTGCCTAAACGCTTCTTCTGCTTGTCGCGCTTCGTCAAATGTCGTTCCCCAAATCGCTACCTCCGTTAAAACGTTATCTACCCAACTCGCAGCCGATTTGTTGTGGGCTGGATTGGAGCCTACTACCGTAACAACAGCAAAAGGAAGGGCCGCGTTTTGCGGCGCGACTACCGGATACACGCGCGTACCAAAGATGGCGAACGCATCGGTATTATCTGCTATTATTTTTCGAATAGGGCCTTGAACGTTCATTATACTTTTTTTAGGCGTTTGATTTTGGCTTTTAAGCCCCCTACAATCGTTTTTTGTGTGCGCTCCTTCATCATTATCCAAGTCGGCAAAATAAACGGCCTGGGCGGTGTGTGGCGCGTGCCTTTTTCAATCATGTGAGCGTAGTATCCATCCGTTTTGCCGAATGGCCCAAAAACGCCTTGGGCGGTTCCCTTTGCTAATTTAGCTCCTACAAAAACGGCATACTTGCTTTGCTTAAAGCGTAAAATGTCAAACGATGCAGCGAGGTTGCCCGGATAATAAGTCGCTACTACATTACCTCGGCCCTTTGGCGCGCGCATACTCTTAACGAGTTTTGCAGTACTGTACCGTTTATGGACTTTGCGTCCGTGTGGTGCTGCCCGGTAAAGGGCTGCTACTACCGGTTTTGCTGACTTGGTTAAAATAGCGCTTGTACCACGCTTGGCGTTGCGCGCTATCTGCCTAAATTCTTTTAACAGCTCCTCGACTTCCTTTGCTATTTGTTCGTTCATTCTGTTACCTGCGTTTCAAGTATTAAACGATCGTTTCTTCCTTGTTCGGATATACGGATTATGTCCCAGTTGTCACCATTGTAAACAATCCGATCAATAACCGTTACATCCGTTTTACGAATCTCAAAATTTGCCCGATTGGTTGCATAGACTGCGCCTTCTGTAACGTCTTCACGAACTCCGCTTTTTGGGTACATAACAGACGCCCAAACAGTTAGCAAGTTAGACCACGTTTCTACGCGTTCGCCGGTTGCATTTTCGACAAGCGCGCGTCGTTGGATTGTTATTTGGCGATCTAATTTACCAATGGTTTCTTTTTTATTGCGCATCATATCACAAATCGAGTATAGGGTGACATAAAGCGCTCGGATGCGCGTATAACAGC